CGTAAGCGCAGGGCGGCACGACTTAAGAAGCGTATTGCCAAGCCAGAGGGTTCCGAAGAGCGCAAGAAGATTCAGCGCACACGGTTAAAGCGTGTCATGAAGCGGATGGCGGATGGCGGCATTGCGAAGATGCAAGGCGGTGGCTTAAGTCGCGCTCAGCAAAATATGCTGCGTCAGGCTCAAGAGTATGCTGCGAGTTCAGGCCAGAACCCAGCGACGTTGCAGCGGCTTACTGCTCAACACGGTGATCTTTATGGCGCTGGCCAGCAAAAGAAAGCCCGAAGCCAAATGGCGGGCAATCAGCCAGGCCGCTCTGCTATGCGTGGTATTGGCCCCGGTATGAAATCAGGTGGTGCGGTTAAGAAGAAGTCCGGTGGTGCAGTGAAGAAGTATCAGGGCGGTGGTCTCAGCCGCGCACAACAGAATATGTTACGTCAGGCTCAGGAGTTGGCAGCGACTAGCGGCCAGAATCCTGCAGCATTGCGTGCGTTGACTGCTCAGCATGGCGATCTCTTTGGTGCTTCACAACAGAAGAAAGCAAAACGTCAATTAGCTGGAAGTAAACCAGGACGTACCTCCATGCGCGGCATTGGTCCAGGCATGAAATCCGGTGGCGCTGCTAAAAAGAAATCCGGTGGTACTGTGAAGAAGATGGGTGGTGGTTCAGTTACCAGCGTCAGAGGTCGCGGTGGTCCTAACGTCAGCCCCAGAGTGAATGTTCTGGGTGAAGCGGCAGCGGCAGCGCATCAACGCGCGCAAGCTGGTGGAACCCATGCGTCTGAGCTTGCTCGACAACAAGGCGCTGGAAGCCAACGAACGCAAAGCACGAGTGGTCGTCGCGGTGTTCGTAGTTTGCAACCAGGCATGAAGAAAGGCGGCATGGCAAAGCAAGGTGCGAATGCCCGTTTGGATGAGTCATTGGGTGAACGCCGTGGCAAGGAAAGCAAGAAGTCACAGAGCCTTAAGTCACGTCGTAACGAAAGTCGTGGTGCTCGCAAGAAGTCTAGGCCGCAAAGCGCAGGTGCAGCAAAACGTGGCTGGGGCGCTGCAATAAGGTAAAACATGGCCATTGAGCGCGGGGTTGATGATTTAGATCTTAGCCTGCTTGATATTGAGGACACCTCCAAAGAGATAGAGGTCATGCTCCCCGATGGTGAGATGGAGTTTGGCGAAGAGGATATCGAGCAGCTAACCGATGGCACCATGTTGGTGGGGGCACCCCCCGCCGAACCATTAGGTGGTGAGGGCGAAGATTTCTACCTGAACTTAGCCGAGGTACTGGATTCCTCCGATCTCGGTAAGATTTACAACGAAGCCCTTGCAGATGTTGAGGCGGATAAATCCTCTCGCAAAGAGTGGGAAAAGCAGTATCGCGAGGGTCTTGAATACTTAGGCATGCGTTTTGAAGACCGGACGGAACCTTTTGAGGGTGCCTCCGGTGTGATTCACCCGCTGCTTGCTGAGTCTGTTACCCAGTTCCAATCCCAAGCGTATAAGGAATTGCTCCCAGCAGGTGGTCCTGTCCGTACCCAACTGGTGGGTGCAGGGGGACCGGATGCAGATCAGCAAGCGGCGCGTGTTCAGGAGTACATGAATTACCAGCTGATGGAGGTGATGCGGGAGTACGATCCCGAGACCGATCAGTTGTTGTTTTATTTGCCCCTGTCTGGGAGTGCGTTTCGTAAGGTTCACTATGATCAGGGATTAGGTCGAGCGGTTTCACGATTTATTCCGTCTGAGAAGTTGATCGTGCCTTACGGAACGGCGAGTCTTGAGAGTGCGACTCGTATTACCCACGTCGTTGATATGCCCATGAACGATGTGCGGAAACTGCAACAGTCAGGGTTCTACCGTAAAACCGATTTGAATCGTGGCAATTTGCCTGCCCGTAGTGGAGTGCAGGAAGAAATTGATGAGCTCCAAGGTGAGCAGCCCTCATACGCTAGTTCTGATGACTGCGAAATCTATGAGATGCATGTTGATCTGGATATCCCCGGCTATGAAGACCGGGATGAAGCAGGTGAGACTACTGGCATTAAGCTGCCTTACATTGTCACGTTCTCACCGATGCAATCGACGGTGTTGTCGATTCGACGTAACTGGCGTCAAGATGATCCAGCGCAGAAGAAGATTGATTACTTTGTTCATTACAAGTTCCTGCCTGGTGTAGGTTTTTATGGTTTTGGTCTAACCCACATGATCGGTGGGTTGTCGCGGAGTGCAACTTCCATTTTGCGACAACTTATTGATGCTGGGACTTTGGCCAATCTCCCTGCCGGGTTTAAGGCACGCGGCATTCGTATTCGTGACAGCGACTCCCCACTTCAGCCCGGCGAATTTCGTGACATGGATGCGCCCGGAGGCTCACTTCGTGAAGCCTTAATGCCGCTGCCGTTTAAGGAGCCAAGTGGCACCTTGTTGAGTTTACTTGGGATGCTGGTCGAATCAGGCCAGCGCTTTGCGTCAATTTCCAATCTGCAGGTAGGCGATGGAAATCAGGAGGCGCCCGTTGGCACGACGGTGGCGTTGCTCGAGCGTGGTTCGCAGGTGATGAGTGCTATTCATAAGCGCCTGCATTATGCCCAGCGCGTTGAGTTTAAATTATTAGCCAACGTCTTCCGCGATTCGTTACCACCGTCTTATCCGTACATGACGATCAATGGTGATCAGAATGTGAAGCAGACGGACTTTGATGATCGTGTAGACGTTCTGCCCGTTTCCGATCCGAATATTTTCTCCATGAGTCAGCGGGTGATGCTGGCGCAGGAGATGCTGCAACTGGTGCAGTCGAATCCTGAAGTGCATGGACAGCAGGGTACGTATGCGGCTTATCGCCGGATGTACGAGGCGATGAACGTCAAGAACATTGATGAGTTGTTGCCTGCACCCCAGGAGCCGCAACCACAGGGGTGTGCGGAAGAGAATGCGATGTTTGCAACGGGACAACCTTATCAACCTTTTGCAGATCAGAATCACGACGCACATATCGAATCGCACATGGCGATGTACAAGACTAGCTTAGTGCAGACCAACCCTCAGATTCAGGCGATCATTCAGGCACACGTCTATGCCCACATTGGCTTTGAGGCACGCAAGCTCGCTGAGCAAGATCCCGAGGTACAGCAGATGCGACAACAACAACAGCAGCAACAACAACAATCCCCGCAGGGGATGCAGGGGATGCAACCCCCGCAGGGGGTCCAGGGGATGCAGCAAGGAGGCTATGCCTCTGCTGGTCCACCCCCTCCGCAACAGGGCCAGCCTGACCAATCTCAACAATTCTTTGAGAGCAAAGTCGCAGAGATTTGTGCTCAGTTGATTGAAGGGGTAGCCCCGCTCTTCCAGGTAGAGCCACCGGAAGATCCGTTAGTTGATCTTCGTCGTGAGGAAATTGCGGTTAAAGCTGAAGACGTAGAGCGTAAGAAACGTGAGGGTGAGGAACGCATTGGCCTTGATATTGAAAGGTTAAACGAGCAAAGTCGCCTCGTCGAAGAGCGCATCGATTCATCGGAAGATATTGCTGAGATGAAAGACAGAACGGCTCAGGATCGTTTGGATCAGCAACGCGAGTTTAAATTAGCCGATTTACGACGTGGTCGGTAACAGGAGGCCCTGATGAGTTCTGTCAGAGAAAAAAGAGCAGCGGTGCATAAAGCTCAGGTGAAAGCGGAAGAAGCGCTGAATCAAGGCGCTCCTGCTCCTGCTGCAGAACCAGCACCGAAACCCAAAGCTAAAGCTAAAGCGCCGAAGAAGACGGCGACCAAGAAGAGGAAATAGTTATGCCTGGAATAACTGAACGACGAGCAATGCGACGTGGTCAGAAGCGTCGTGGAGATTATTCATCTAAAGGGTCGGATGCTTCTAATCCTATTAAGCGTCAGACCAGTTTTCGTGACCCCAAGGTGACCCGTAATAATTTTCGGGTGAAAGACCAGGGCACCGTGCCTTATCCCAAAGTTGAGCGTGTTGCCAATGGTGGACCGCCAAAGCCTGGGATGGGCAAAGGTAAATCCAGAGGTGGTGGTGCTGCTATTCGTGGGACCAAATTTGAGGGCGTCTTTTAGTGGCGTATTTTCCTCAGTTTGGGATGCAGCAGCAGATGGGGATGGCCCCTATGCGGCAAGATATGCAGTATAGATCCCAGCCATTTCAAGGCTTCCAGGGGATGCAAGGTCTTCAAGGACTCCAAAGATTACTCGGTGGATTAGGTGGCCGCGAAGATTTTGCTTTACCGGGTACCGGACGTTCAGCGCCACTTGGTGGGGGCTTGAGCTTGATAGGCCAATTGCAAGATCCACAAGCCAGACAAGGACTGATGGATCAGTACAAGCAACAACTGGACGATAGAAGAAATAATCTTCAAAAAGATTATGGAACTTATTCGGCTGAAGAAATAGCTGCAAAACTAAGAGAAGATCCCACAATCTATACGGCGCAAGAGCAGCGCAGCCTCCCCCAACCATTAGGCCAAGGAATAGGTGGCCGTGAAGACGCAGCTTTACCAGGTACGGGGCAGACTCAGCCTGCTCCTGCTGAAGGCATATGGGCTATCCCACTTGATCATCCATCGCAACAACAGCCCCCAACTCCACCGCCTACGCAAACTACGATGCCAGTTCCGCCAAAGCCGCCAGGTACTGCAACGCAAATAGGCGCACCCCCTCTGACGCCCACTAAAATACCGCCTGGTACAGGTGGGGTTAAGCCTGCACCACCACCAGCGTCGACTCCACCACCACCTAGACAGATTGGTGGACCAGCACAAGCGCCAACTCCATTTCAAGGTGCTGGGCAACCAACTCCACCACAAGAACCACGACTTGGCGGCGGTGCACCTGAAGGTTTCATAC